TGAGGGTCATCATTGGGAAGGTAAAACCATTTCCCATCGTAGACATCATATTGAGTTCAATTGAGACCTTACTATCTGACAATGAAATATCACACTCCGAGGAGCGCAAGTCCATCATCAAATAATAAAAATCTTCAGGCCAAAGGAGCCGAATCAAATCCTTAAGGATCATGTCACTAGCGTTTGAAAGATCTAACGTAGCTAATAATCCAGAAAGAGACGCCAAGAAAGCAAGTTGTTTATTTTTGCCTTCCTGGGTAGTTATATCAAGACCAATACTTTTTAAAGCACCGGTGATATACATACCTAAAGCGAGCTGCATTGCCATCTGTCCCGAAGGTTCAGTGGCAATCGTGCGATTCTTTTCCCGATTCTTTCCTACAGAACTCAAACTAGAACCCTCTACAATTACCACACCGCAAAATCCATCATGTTCTAAGTCGAACTTATTGATCAGCGGCGTAAGTTTCCGTAAGTTACGGACGTAGGGTAAGGACTTAGCACTACAAGTAAACGGTTGGTTCACTTTCTCAACAAAATGAGTACCGGTAACCCCTTTCGAGGACCCGGGCCCAAATCGCCACAGATCGTATAACAACCGCATGTCCAAAGTTTGCTGAACGTTCCAAAGATTTTCATATCTGGAGTTCTTTGTAAACTTAATTAAGGCATTTCGAATAAAAGCTTGAGCTTCCCCAATAGCTTCCCGCATCCTCAAAGAGTCCAAATTAATGGACCCAAGAGAAGCGTTAAGTTTAATAAAGGATTCTTTTGCCTCTAAATCGAGCCGGACTTTCTCAGAGAGTGGAGGGACGAATCTTTTATCCCATCTATCTTTGAGTCTTGTTGTTGCACTTGTTAAAGGTGCAACTGATAAGTCTTTGAGTAAAGCTTCTTTTAAAGAGCAGTATTGTACATCTCTAATATCTTCTTTCATATCAAGTATCCCTGAATATGGTTGTACTGAAGTCAAAGCATCATGCTGCGCATTGCATCGGACCGTAATAAATGGCCCAGAGAATATCGTAACATAGTGAATTGATGTGAATATCCGAAGTTGTCATGCACCCTAGATCAAATGTAGACTCTAGTGCTTGCAGACAACTAAATAGACCCACTTTTAACAGTGGCACCTGTAGCAGCACTAATTTGTGCTAAGGCGCCAAAGTGAAGTGACAATGCGGCAAGGAGCTGCACCGAATCGTAAGTCTCTGCACCAGCTGGTACAGGAATCGTAGTCGTAATTGGCACTGCAATCGCAGGCTGATTAGCGGCAGGGATAAGACCTACGCGTGTAATAATCTTATACACGTTATTTGGAATATTACGGATAACACCAGTAACAGGATTAGCAGCAGGCAACGTCTTAAGGACCGCTGGCCTGAAGCGAGATATTGTAAATGGAGAACTGACGGTATGTATACGAGCACCAGTTTGAGTTCCACCCAAAGCTGAAACATAGTCTTGTTTGCCGTTGAAGGCAGGAGGACTATCAACAGTAAGAGTGTAAGTTGGACTGGTTAAGCCCGTTTGTGCAGCCCCAGTAACGGGAGATGATAAATCTAAACCTGACATGTAAGTCACCATTAATAAAAGTTAA